TGGACCCAGGCGGAGTCGCCCAGCATCTTGCGGTACACGTTGTTGTGCACCATCAGCCGGAGCTTGGCGGAGTCCTCGAGGGGCACCTTCTGGTCGGCCAGCGTGTCCCAGGCCTTGAGCTGGTCGGTGACGGCGACTTCACCTTGCGTGGCGCTGACGATCGGCGCGTTGCTGTTGAAGTTGCTGGTCGTGATCAGCGCGGCGATCTGGCCGTTGAGGTACTCACGCGCCCGCTTGTAGAGGGGGTCGAAGAACTTCTGGGCGATGTCGACGGCCGTTTGCCATTGCTCGAAGTCCTGGAACTGGAGCGCGGCCCCGGCCCGGGTCTGGAACACCAAGGGGATGTAATTGGGGTTGACCGAGGTGCCGGTCAAGATGCCGTTGTTGATCGCCTGGAGCGGTCCCACATCGGGGAAGTAGACGTCGACCGTCTTGCCGATCCGGGCGGCCTCGGGCTTGATGTCCTTGTAGACGGCGTCGAGCAGCGCGGTGCGCCCGACCTTGGCCTTGTTGTACTCGTCGGCCCCGGCCACCAGGGTCTCGAAAAATGCAGCGAAATTGTTGGCCACGAAGGGGCCTCCTGGAAGAAACGAATTGAGAAAAAACGGGGGAGGGGAACTTAACCACAGAGCGACCACCGCTTCGCGGCGGTGCCCGGAGAACACAGAGAAGAGAGTGTGCTAGGATGTAGGTGGTCGCCCCCTGTTAGCATGACCGGTGGGGGCGAGACCGAAGTCATGCACACGCCCGTGGGTCGCTCCCACGGGCTTTGTCTTGCGCTCAGCGGAACCTTCCACCTATCGCCGCGTCACGGATGATCTCGCGGTTCTTGGGATCCAGCATGAACTTGGGGTCCGCGCGCATTTCCTGGGTGACGATCGTGCCGTCACCGCCCACGTTGCGGCTGGCCCGGCCGCCGCCGGCCGGCTCGGTCGCACTACCGATTTCTAGCCCGTACTTGGTCCGGCTGGTGGGCCTGGCGGCCTCCCTGGCGGCCGTGACGTTGGGCGTCTCCTCGGGGTCGAATGCGTAGTCGACCTCGGTCTTGAGCTTCGCCACGACGGTCTGAAGGGCCTTGTCGTCGATCTCGTCGCCCTCGACCTTGTAGCCGGCGATGGTCTGGGCGTCGCGCCAGAGCGACTTGAGCGCCTTGGCCTTGGCCTTCGACGCCGTGGCCAGCTCGGCGAACTTGTCGTAGTGGGCCCGGTCGCGGATCGTGCCCTCCAGCTCGGCGATCCGGGCCGTGGCGTCGGGAGCGGTCTTGAGGCCGTCGCGTTCCTTGGCGACCTCGGTGAGTGCGTCGCGGTACTCGTCGCGCTCGCTGGTCAGGGTTTGCAACTGCGACGTAAGCGACTCGACCTGGCGTTGCAGGACGTCGAGCGCTGTGGTTTCTGCTGGCATGGAACCTTCCGGGGTTGGAGTTTCGTCAGACATCAGGAGTGCCTCTTTCCGCGCGCCTTCTTCGCCGCCGCTTGCGCTTCCTCGCGAGCCAGCACTTTGTGCCATGCCGCGGCCCGCTTGACCGCGGTGTCATACTTGCCGAACTGCTGGTGGTCGTTCAGTTCACCGTCCACGTGGGTCTCCATGGCGAACGGCTTGTTTCCCTCAGCCCTGTCCATCACGCCGTGGAACGGGTTGGTGGAGACCGATACCGTGATCTGCTCGCCCTTGGCGCTGGTGATGACCGGCAGCGTCTTGAGCCGCTGGGCCTTCGCCGCGATCCGGTCCACGTCCTCGACACTCAGGTCGCTGAGCGTCGGCTTGCGGCTCGTGGCTTCGCCCTTGGGGCCAATGAAAACGTGGTTCCCGTCGATTGTGACCCAGGGCATTAGGAGTGCCTCTTGCCACGGGCCTTGGCCACCGCCGCTTCGGCCGCGTTCCGCTTCGCCACATCGAGGCCGTCAGCATTGACGGGACCGCCCTTCGTCGGGCCGGCCTTCGGCTCGGGGGCCTTGCACGTCGCGCCACACTTCTTGCACGATCCGCCCATACACATGGTCAATCGCTCGCTTCGCTCGTTGTTTGTGGTCCCGTGACGTCGCTCTCGCGGTCCTCATAGCCGCTCTCGGCCCCGGTCGTGTCGTCATACTGCTGCTGCGTCCGTGCGTCCTGCTCCTCAGACGGCATCGTCTCGCTGGCGGGCGGCGTCAGCTCTTGGGGCAGCACGCTCTTGGCGGTCTCCTCATCCTCGGCCACTTCCTTGAGCCGCTGCACGGCCTGGTCATGAGAGAGCCCGTACCGCTCCATGCAGACGTTGATCCGCGACTTGATCCCCACCTGCATCTCCCACTCGTCGGACTGGTCGCGATCGGGGCCCGGGATCGGGATGCGGGGCTCGGCCCAGGCGAGGAGCAGCTCGAGCTGCTTGGCCTGGTCGACCAGGTCGGCGTGGCCGTAGTGGTTGCCGCAGGCGGTGAGGATCTTGCGGGCCAGGCCGAGCTCGGCGAGCTGGTAGATCGGCCGCCGCTGGCGGGCCCTGGTGAGCAGGGGCGCGGCCTTGATGATCAGGGCGATACCCGACGACGCATCCTCGTACTGCAGCTCGAGGGCCGAATAGGGCAGGTTGACCGCCGTCGCCACCTGCTTCATGTACTTCTCGAGGTCGACCCAGATGGACTCGATCGCAAGCTGGGCCTGTAAGTACTCGGCCGAGGGCTCGCCGCCGTCGGCGTAGCCCTCGCCGGTGTAGCCAGTCCCTCCACGATAAAGTCGCATAAAGCGGCCAGGGCCGATCTCAGGGGTGAACGTCGGGCTGACGTTTCGGAACACACCGATGGGTCGCCCGTACTTGGATATAAGCTCGTCAAGCTCAGACAATCTGTCATTGATCCGGAGCTCCGCTTTACGAAGGAACGTGCCGGGTCCAGGCGTCCAGAACTGTCGAACTGGAGCTCGATAGTGCAGGAACGCGAAAGGGATGCAGCCATAAGTGTTCTTCTCCGCGTCCTTGGCAGGCATGGCGACCCGGGCGCCGGCCGTCCGGTCGGCGCTGTACTGGTCGGTGAGGTAGGTCCGCACCTCGTCCGCGAACCACAGCCTGTACCGCGTCCGCTGGTTGTAGCGGTCGATCGTGACGACCGCGAACGGCTGCCGCGGGTCCTCGGGGTCGGTGAACACGGTGAACTCGTCGCCGCCCCAGAGCTGCAAGTCGACCGGCCTGTCCTTGTCGTTCGTGCACTTGATCTGCACGGCGCAGACGTCGTTCAACGTCGCCTGCTGCTCGGCGTGCTGCATCACGCAGTCGATGTGGTTCGTTTCGTAGACCTGGGCAAGCAGGGAGTCAGCCAGGCCGTCGCCAACCACCGTGCGTTGGGGTCCAGGGTTGTATGTGTGCTCACATAATCGATCCACCGCTTGTTGTACGAATCCAGACTGTCTGCGGGGACGACCGGCAAAGTCAAACTCGGTCTCTGCCTCGCGTCGTGGTTGATATCGATCACTCTCAAAATCGTAAAAAGCCTGGTTCTCGATGGCGCCGGCCAGCCGCGGCCGATGGTTGCGCAGCCCGGCCTCGACTTCCTTCATGATCCAGGCGCGATCATCGCTGGAAAAGGAGCCACCGACATTGGGGAGGGCGGGGAATAAACGGGGATCGGTATCGGCCATCAGGCAACCACCTTCTCTGACTCAACGTCCAGGATAGCTTGGCCGATCATCGCGACGACTTGCGGGACGACGGCGTTGCCGAGGCAGCGCAGTCGGTCCATCCGGGCGGGAACCCCATCAGCCACTCGACGAATCCCGGATTCAGAACGCCACCCACGATGTGGTGAAGGTGACGTTGAAGCCGATGGGACTTTTCCCACTCGGTCGGCGCGCTGTGCTTGGCGTCCTGTGCCTGAGGCGTGGGCCATAGCTTGGCTAGATATGCAAGGCTTGGGCTTCCGTCTGAATGAATTGTCGTCGTATCGTTGGCTCGAGGCGTGGGCCACAATCCAGGCTCGCTGCCTGCGGTGCGGGGCCCCGGCATGGATAGCACCCACCACAAGCGGCCATGCGGAGTAGCCTGCCGCTTCCAGGTCGCCGAGAACTTTATCCGCGCCGCGACCGCGGAGAGCAGAGACGTTCTCAGCGATAACCCAACGAGGTCGGACTTCGCGGATGAGCCGAGCGTACTCCGACCAGAGACCGGACCGGCTACCCTCGATGCCCGCGCCTTTCCCCGCGCAGGAGATGTCCTGGCAAGGGAAGCCGCCGCAGATGAGGTCGATGCCCCTGATACCGTCCGCCTTGAGCCGCTTTGCCGTAAGCGTGCGCACGTCTTCGTAGAGCCAGACATCAGGCCAATGTCTCCGTAAAACGCGACGGGCGTAGCCGTTCGACTCACAGAACGCCACGGTGTGCATGCCCACGGACTCGAGCCCGAGGGCGAAGCCGCCGATACCGCTAAAAAGGTCGAGTACCCTCATGCTCGGTTCGTCTCCCACGGCATCGGGAACACATCCGACCGGAGCAGGTCCGCGGCGACCTCGCTCGCGCATTCAGACCATGGCCGGTGCACGATCACGCTGCCCTGCATCACGGGCCTGCACCAGCACAAGCGGCCGAGGCTGTGTTGGTAGGAGCCGGGGGGCTCGGAGGGATAGATCTCGTCAGGCCGCTGCTGTCTCACGATCCGATCCCCGCGTGTGGGTGCCGCGCGATAGCCTGTTGAACCCAGTGCACGGCCTCGTCGAGCTTGTTGACCGCCGCGTGCATCTCTCGACTCTCCGGGCAGAAGTCCGTGATCCGCAGCGCCACGGCGCCGATCAGCGCCTGGAGATACTCGCTGTCGCGCCTCTGCTGGGCGGTCAGCGCGTGGGGCGAGAAGTCGCGCTCGATGCGCTCGCGGATCGTCGCTTGTCGCTTGGTCATGTTGCTTCTTTCAGACATCGCTTGCTATGCGCGTCATCGCGCGGTCTGATTGGTCCGGTGATGGAATCGTGGCCCCATTGAAGCGGGATGCCGCCGGGGTCCTTGATGCTGTTCCAGTCGCTTATTTCCACGGTTCCATCGCCGTTTCATCCGGCCGGATCTTGAAAGAACGATTGGATGAACGCGTCACCGCGATCAGGCGACCTACCCAAGACGTCGCACCAGTCTTCCTTCCGAAGCAGCCGCGTTTGGTTCCCCGTCAAGTCGTACGTGAGCGCCTCGAGGTCTTCCCTGAGCAATTGCCACCAGCCTCTCGGTGGGATGTGGAACGGGCTCTGGCGGCTCGAGAGCGGATAGCGGTCATCGAGGTGCCGCTCGGGGTCTAGCCGGCGTCGTGCCTTCCACGCCGCTTCGGTACGGAGGTTGGTGAACTGCTTCGGTGCTTGTGCTCTTCCGGACCCGGCGTAGCCGACGGCGTCGCCGAGTCCGTGCTTGACGAGGTGATTTCGGAAGTCCCTGCCGATGCCGAGCTTGTCGTAGGAGATGCGGTCGGCGGGGACTGCCCAAACGCGCGCGAGTCGCGCCGTTTCTGCTGCTCCTTCAGCCAGAGATAGAGCAGACCCGGCGATAAGATCGAGGATGCCATCAGCGTCCCTCACGAGGATTGCGGTCGAGTCCCGGCCCACGCCTTCGCCGAGGTCGACGGCGATTCGTCGCGTTCTGTGCACGGGATGATTCGGGGGTAGCGTAACCCGCTGTACGCTGGTCGCTCGATCCAGCCAGTCGGGGGGAATGAGCACGTCGGCCGACAGCTCGGGGATGAGGGCGTCGATGTGGCTGCGACAGTACAGGCTGTCGCGGCCGTAGCGGCGCCGGGTGGCGTCGATCCAGGTCTTGTCCGCGAGTCCATACTCACTGTGTTCTTTCTCCGCGTCGGGGCTGTCCGTGCTCGGGATGCGGATTGCGTTGGTAGCCTTGTTTTTGGGAATGCCGTCGGCCCGGTCAGCGTCCGCCTGGCGGATCAGGTCGACAAAGACCCCCTCGGCGCGGATTGGATTTCCCATGGCGAGGAGGCGCGTATACTTCAGGCTTTCGAGGGCGTCAAAGATCTCAGGTTCGATTGCCGACGCTTCATCGCAGACGACAAGCAGCTCCCTGGCATGCTGGCCGGATGCCCTTTCAATGGTCGTAGTGCTGTAACCCAGTCCATGCCATCCCGGCGCGATCTCGATCACGGCTGGGGATGTCTTGATTCCAAGAGAGATCTTTGGTTTCGGAAGGTGGCTTCCCTCGATCGCGCGTCTCAACTCCTTGAAGATGATCGAGCCGATCGAGGTCTGACTGGCCGCCGTGCAGATGACCAGAGCCTCCGGCCTGGAATAGAGCCACCAGGCGATGATCCCGGCCAAGAGAAAAGACTTTCCGACCGCGTTCCCGGAATAAACGACCGTGGTTCTGAATCTCACGATTGACCGGCAAATCTCTTGCTGCTTGCTCCAATAGGGAGGTCGTCGCAAAGCCACCGTGTTGAATCGGTCAGGGTCATCGCGCCACTTCGCCCACTCGGCCGAGAACTCACGCAGTTGATCTTGAGTCATCCAGTTGCCATTGTTCAAACCGCTCTAGATGGAGTGCGCAGGCGCGCAGGATTCGAGGGTCATCAGCCGCATGCCCGATGGTGATATTGCACTGGTGGCAAATGGCACCCCGAACTGCCTCGCGAGTGAAACCTTTGCGGTGGTCATGATCGATGACAGGACGGAAGTTCTTGGGACCAAAGAGAACAGAGAACGGAGTCTTGCAGCATGGGCAACGCCCATTGCAAGCGGCAACCATCTCCGCGAATTCGGTTTCAGACAGCCCATACTTGCGGAGCTTGTTTTGGAGGTTGATCTTCGCGCTGTTGCGACGGTGCCAATCCCTCTTCCTCATCCGGACCTTATCCGGATTTGCCTTGCGGTAGTTGTCTTGTGACGCCTTGGCTTTATCAGGGTGCCGCTGCCGGTATCTTTTCTGCCGGGCCGCCGCGTCCCCTGACTTGGCTGATTCTCTAGCTCTTTCGGTTGCTCTGGCGGCCTCTAGATCGGCCTCCCGGTGAGCCTTCTGTTGGGCCGCTTTCCGCTCTCTGTTCGCTTCCTGCCAAGCCTTGTTGTAGGCCGCGACATGTTCCTTGTTGGCGTCTCGCCATTCCTTGCTGGTCGCACGGGCTTTGGCCTTGCGCGCGTCGGTAGAATTGTCGTCAGACATGCTGGACGCTCCCACGTTCAGTGTGTTCAGGGGTCCGGGCGGTGTGACGACCGCTCGGTTCCCGTCATCATATCAGACTATGCCATCGTCTCTAACCTTTTCATCAGCGTGTTGCCGATTGTATTCATCCGCCGCTTTCAGCAGGCTTGCCAAGTCGTCAGTCTTCTCAACGAGTGGAACCAACAAGCCGTCGATCCGGTCGAAGATCTGCTGTATCGCCGCTGTTTTGCCTTCACACGCCTGCTCGACCAACGCGTCGATTACCGCCCGGGCCTTGGTCCGTTTGCCGTCCTCATTGCGCTCGGCCAGAGCCGCTCTCAGCAGTGCCGTGAGGCACACTTCGGCCTTGGGCCTACCGCCGGGGTTCCCGCTGGCGCCGCGGACGAACCGGCCTTTAGGTCCTCGCTTCGCCTTTGTCACGGCGACTCCAGGTAGTCCGCATGCCGCTCGAGGTCGATCCGTACGGTCTGCGGCCGAGCGGGCCGGGGCGGATCAGGATCGGGCTCGGGATCGTCGGGGTCGGGCCAGCCCCGAAAGCCGAAGTCACAGTTGGTTTTCGCTAGCTCAACGGTCGTTGATTCCGGTTCCGTCATGCGGTCAAGTCCTGATATCCACCTGTTCTGAGGTGTCCACGGAGCTTCCCGATGGCCCGCTGCTGGGTCTTCCGGATCCCCTCGTGCGTGTATCCCAGGTCGTCGCCGACCTGGCGGAGCCCCTCGGGCCGGCCGGAGTCGAGCCCGTAGCGGCGGCGGACGACCACGTGCTCGAGCGGAGTCAGTGCGGTCATGGCCACGGCCAGGCTTTCGAGCAGGTCGCGTCCCACTTGCTCATTGGGATTGGGAGCGGGAAGCCGCTCCAGGTCGAGCCACGGCAGCGAACCCGCGGATACGCGAGGCGGCCGGCGCAGGCCTGC